AGTATTAAATGAATTAATAGGTATTGAAGATCCTGATGCGTTGATGGTTGAAATTCTTGATGTATTAAGTGAGACCGAATCAACCCCAAGTGTTGGTAACTACTATACGTTTGTATATCAACCAAAGACATCCAGTGTTCGTTATGATGCACACCCATTTGTTGCTGTTACAAATGTATTCTCATGGGGTTTCAGTGGAATCAATTTTCATTGGGGTCAAACACGACAATATACCTTTCAAGAAGTGGTTGGAAGTCTACATAAAGTCTATTCAAATGAGATAAGAGATTTACAAACTCTACCTTTTGGAAAAATACGTATAAATAGTTAAAAAACTAGGTCGATATGGCAAACCGAAGGGGCAGTGGAGTAAAAAATAGAGGAAGAGAAGGTGGAAACTTTAGTGGTATTCAGCAGCAAAATGTAAGAGGTAGTGGTGCAAAACCAAGAAGTGGAGCTCCGTATGTAAACCCAAATGCAAATAGTAATAAAAGGGGATCTGCCTTTAATGGAGGGGTTCAGACAAGTCCAAACACAATAGACAAAGTTGATCCACAACAATATGATTCAAGAAGAGATAGAAATAAAACCAGATTAAATAAGGGAAGAAATACACAATCACAAAGGCAGTCAAGAGGTGGTGTTTTAAGATATCCATATCAAGCACTTACAGCACACACAGATTATTTACAGATTGATATTGTAGAATATAAGTCAGTTAAACAATCAAGTGGTAGTTTAATTTCAAATCCAGCATCAGGGAATCGTAGAATACAAGGAAGTAAAGTAGTGGGTAGCACAAGACCAAGAGGACTTGCAACAAAAGCACTTTTAAATAATGGCTCTATACTACTTCCCATACCAAATTCAGTTCAAGATGGTAACTCTGTTGATTATGGAAGCAGTAAATTAAGTAATCTTCAAGCAACTGCAGCGAGTGGTATTAGAGATGTAATGGATGCTGATTTTACAAAAGGTGGAACACAATATGTTGATGATGTAACAGGAGCCATAAAAAATGCAGCTAAAGAATTTAACGAAGGAGTTGGTGGTGGTGAAAAGGCAGCAGACTTATTAAAGAAACAGTTAACAACTCAAGCAGTTGGTATGTTAGGTGGTAATATTACTGTCGATCAATTAATGGCAAGAGAAAATGGAGAAGTCTTTAATCCAAATATGGAATTACTCTTCAATGGTCCTACATTAAGAAACTTCAAGTTCTCATATAAAATGATGCCACGTAGTGAACAAGAAGCAGAGCAAGTGAGATTAATTATAAGATCATTTAAAAGTAATATGGCAGTGAAAACAAAAGCATCATCTGGTCAAGGTGGATCATTCTTTCTAAAAACACCCAACGTATTTAATTTAAGATATCGTACGGGTAATCAAGATCATCCATTCCTACATAAATTTAAACAGTGCTTCTTAACTGATATATCTGTAAATTATACAGGAGAAGCATCACACATGACATATGCTGATGGAACACCAGTTTCAATGGTAATGGATCTTACATTTAAAGAACTTGAACCAATTTATGATGTTGATTATGAAGACGAAAGTGCAGTAGGTTTCTAATGAGTTTTTTCAGAGAATTTCCAAATTTAATATATCCTTCTTATATGTCGGATCGTTTTTCCTCACTTAATACAATTGAGGTTAAGAACATATTTCGTAGAATCAAACTACGTGATGATCTAAAGAATAATTTTACAGTATTTAATTACTATCAGATACCAATGAATTATAGACCAGATATGGTTGCTGATGAAGAGTATGGATCACCAGAACTTGATTGGGTTGTGATCATGACCGCTGGAATTATCAACGTCAGAAATGAATGGCCGTTGTCTGATAAAGAGATATATGACTTTGCTCTTGAAAAATATGGAACTAATTTAAATAACGTAAAATATTATGAAACAAAAGAAATAAAAAATGCCGATGGAAGAATCATACTTCCAAAAGGCAAAGTTGTTGATGAAGATTTTGTATTCACCTACTATGATGGTGGTCGTCAATCAGTTTCTGGAACAAATGTCAGAACTGGTGTAAGTCATTATGAATACGAGACTAGTGAAAATAATAAGAAACGTCAAATACAAATTTTAAGACTCGAATATTTACAGCAATTCTTAAATGATTTCAGAGATATCATGGTATATGATAAATCGTCGCAATACGTTGATGAAACGACTGCGACGACTGAAAATTCCAACCTTATGAATTCTTATTAGGATTCTGCTAGTTTAGCAAAATAAGATAAAGCATCATCATCTTCATCACTAGCAAGTGATACTGGTTCTTTGGTTCTACTACCAAGACCTTCACTTAAGTCTTCAAGTTCTCTTACTGATCCACGAGTTGTCTCTTCTTCAAAGACTTCTGGATCGGATGGACGGGAACTCGCTACTCTTAAAACATTTTGTAAACGTTTCTTGAGTTCATCATAAGTTTTAAACTGGTCGGCAGCAACAATCTCTGCAAGAGAGAACTGTTTCTTCCATAAACCTTCTAGTGCATCATCATCGTCAAGAAGAGGACTTACAGCAGCAAATTCAGAACTATCATAGTTTCTAAAACCTGCAACATTCTTTGCCTTCAACTTGAAGTTAGCACCTTGCCAGAAATCAAATGGATCGATTGCTTCTTCATCTTCAAACTCTGGTTGCATTGCTGCAGTAAGTTTGTCGAAGATTTTCTTACCATATTTGAATAGGAATACTTTTCCTTCATTTTCTGGATTCACAGGATCTTTAACAACGTAGATATTAGAAATGTAAGTTAACTTACGCTTCTGCTTTCTTGCTGTCTCTTTACCTGCATCTGTGCCATTATTCCAGAGTTCAGTGTTGTATTCTGATACTGGATCCTTCTGACCTAAAGTTGTCAAAGAGTTTTCAATATACCATCCGCCTGGTCCTTGAAACGCATGAGAGTATAACTTCACAAATGGAAGATCCTCTCCGTTAGGAGCAGGTAAGAAACGGATTATGGCATATCCATTACCACCCTTATCAACATCAAGTTTCCACAGACGATCATCAGTTGATCCCCCTGTGTTATTCATTTTTTCGACTTCTTTAACAAGTTTAGCTGTCAAAGAACCTAGCTTTGATTGCTTTTTAAGATTAGCAAACGACATTTTGGATACCTCGGATTAGTTAGATTTGGTAGATTTACTTTTATAGTATAGCAAAGAAACTCTTATTGGTCAACTGCCAATCGTAGAGTTTGTATTGTCTTGTGCATGGCTTCAAAAAGATAGGGCATGTCTGTACCATCAGGAAAACCCATGACCATGATGCTCTTTTTAAGATCATCTTTCATTTGTTTTGCCTCTGGATCATCAGAAAGAGACAGACGAGTATACATTACCTTTTGTCTCTCCAACAAGTCAACTAGCATATCAATATGCTCCACTTGAGATTCACGAGACATACCACTAAAAGAAAACAATGCACCATAGATAGACTCTTGGAGTTGATTGATTTCCTTTAGTTCTTCACGAACTATTTCTGAATCGAAAAATTTACTCATTGATCAGTTCTCGTAAAAATTTTTTATATTGGAACACATTAATATTTAGGAAAGGAAGATATTTTTTTAATTTCAAACTTACGGATTCCCACACTGGGTCTTTTAATTTGTCATCAAAGTTTTTTCCAAAAGAAAATATTTTCTCGAAGATTGCGAATGTTTCCAAATTTATGCTTCCACCCAGATACTTTTTTAGTATGAGTGGATGTCCCTTCGAGCAGTTGAATATTTCTTCTAATTTCTTTTCCGATAGCAATTCCCTTGATTGTTCTTTGAACAAGTAGGTCAAACTCTGCTGTCTTCTCATCCAATCTGCGTAGTTTCTTTCGCCAGAGTTTATTATTTCTCCAATCCATAAATTTTGAGGTGTGTCGGTTGTAACAAAGTTTGCAAGAAGAAAATCTGTAATTTCTTGATCTGAATATTTTCTTGATGTTTTTTCAAACCAATACTTGTCTTTTCTTTTATTAAATGAGGTGACAGTTGCCCTTGATTTACCACCATACTTAAAAAAGTCATACTTACTGTTCGTAAAATGACTTTTCATCGAAAGATATGTTTGGTAGGTTTCAAACGGAGTCACTTTCGTCTTCAACATCATGTGATTCTAATTGTGTAATTGCGTCAACAGGAACGTCATGATCACCGATACGATACCAGTGTTCTAATTTTCCTGATTTAAAACTTTCACGTTTTCCAAGATATTCGAGATCATGAAATCTATGTTCTCGAAGCATTGCTTGTAAACGATGGTGTATCAAGTCCGATTGGGAAATTTTCATAATGGAAGTTTAGCACGAGAAGTCTTCTTCATAAAGTTGAGTCTTGTTGCATCCCACTTGAGTCTTTCCTTCAAGGGTTTTGAAACAACCTTCTTTATAGAGTCTACCTCAAGATTGTTAATTTCGCAATAGTGCAATATTGCGTCAATGTAATTAAGATCTTCCTCTGCCACGATTTTTTCAATTTCTATGGCAAATTTTTGCGGAGTAAGGAATTTACTCGCAATCGCTTTTTCTAATTCTTTATTTGGTTCCATAGAGTTCCAATTTATCTCGAATAAACTTCTCGATGTATTTTGTAAGAAGTTTGATGTACTTTGCTTTGTCTCTTTCTTCATAGACGACACACTCTCCATTTTCACAAGCCATAATAATGACCAATTTTTTAACAGGGATACCAGTTAGTTCGTAAAGCATACAACCATATGCCATACATTGAACAAAATAGTGATCAATCCACTCTCGTGGTTTGGGTTTTTTTGAGGTTTTGAAATCGATTATCGCTAACTCGTTCTCATACTCTGCTATACAATCAACGGTTCCCGCTATACCAAGTTGTTTGCTATAGAGAGATCCTTCTAGTGCGTGTATATTATTTATATGCTTAAGTTTGGATTTAGATATCTTAAATAAGAACTCTGCCATTGGTTGAACTGGTGGGAGTTCTGCATTTTTAAGATAATTTTCAGTTAACGTATGCATATCTGTACCACGACTTGTAGCCGCTTTTGTGATACGATCTGCAGTTTCATTTCCGACTCTTTTTCTCCAATTCGTAAAAATCTCCTTATTATAGTGACTTGTAATTGAAGTAATTGAAACTAATTTAAGTAATTCGTCTTCATCTGGAACAGAATAATAACGAACTCCTTCAATTGTCTCCCTTTCAAGTTTCGGAAGATCTAAATTAACAAAATCAAACATTACATACCTAGTTGCATTTTAGCGATGATGTATTCTTTAACAAGACCAGAACGAACGATGTCTTCTATACCAAATTCAACAATATCAAAGGAAGGCATCGTACGGGCGATTTTTAGAAAATCAACAATCCCATTTTTTTCATTAGTTTTTTGTAGATCAGTTTGAGTGGCATCACCACAGAAACAAATTCTACTATTTTCACCAACTCTTGTTATTATACTATCTAATTCATGAAAATTCAAGTTTTGGAATTCATCAACTAAAACAATACAGTTATCAAGTGTTGTTCCCCTCAAAAATGAGGTACTCCAGAATTTAATTGTCTCTTGTGCTTTGAGATTACCATAGAGCATTTCAAAATCTGCATCCGATGGCATCTGGAACATATATTTTACCATATTCTTGTATGGTATCTGGTAAATATCTGCCTTATCTTCATGATCACCAGGCAAAAACCCGATTTCACGAGTTGCAACAAGTGATCTTACCAAATATATTTTTTCGTATGGTGTGCTTTCATCTAGAACATCAGAAATTGCATTATATAAGGTAATAAATGTTTTTCCAGTTCCTGCTGCACCATAGGCAATAATATGCTTACCATTTGTGTAAGCATCAAATACTTTTTTCTGACTATCTGATAATGGTTCGATATCCACCAGATAATCAGTATTAATTGGTTTTTTTCTTTTCATCTGTTTTGCGGTCAATCCAACCCCAATCGGTTGATCGGAACCTCTTTTTTTTCTTGCCATTATAAGGTTTTCACTCTAGAACCTGGTGATTTTTGTGCTTTTTTCAAAACTTCGTTCCAACCAGGATTCTTCTTTCTTAACTTATCCTTCCATTCTCCAACTTCACCAACACCTGGCATTGTTGAAGGATCAGAGTAATCACGACTCCAATCGGGATTCTCTTCTGTCCATTTGTCCCAATCATGAACACTCATTGAGACTTCTTTCTTCTCACCTGTTTCTTTATGTACTACTGGATAAGTTGCCATTTTAATAATTTAATTACTTTTATTTAGAACCCTATTCCAAGGGTTAACAAGCATTGATATTCTTGTGCCTGTATATGGTTGAACGTAATGATATTTTCCTGGTGAAAAAATCACTAATCTATTTGTCTTTGGTGTTATTATATCATCTTCTACCTGTAATTGTCCACCATCTAAATTTTCTACAATTAGATAGTAAACCATTGAGCATAGAGGAAAACTCACCACATTTTCATTTCCTTTTAATTGTTCATCCTTATCATAATGCCATTTTGAAGGTCTTGTGTTTTTTTGTGTCCAAAATTCATAACCAATACATTCCTCTAAATTAACAAATTGACTCGCAACACGAATCATTGAATTGCAAAAATTATCAAAAGGGTGTTGTTCTTCAAGACTATACCATTTTTCATTAATATTAGGTTGATCCAATTCATCAAGTATTTTCATCGAATCATTTTGAAAAGTAGAATTGAGATCAACTACATCGTCAAGAACTAAAATCATTCCCAATCCAGTGCTTCAGAAACTGTAGGAAACTGTTCAATAAAGACTTTACGACATGC